CACTGAAGTAGGACTAGAGCAGATTGCTCGACGAATTTTTTTATCCTTTCTACAGATTCCTTGAAGTGCAGACGAAATCGCCCACAACCTCTTGTCATCCTGTTTGCTGAGGATATGTGCATTGGCACGTACAATCCTACGGAAAGTACGTCCGTCGATGGATGCTTCGGCAGCAAAACCTAACACATCGCTTACATCTGGTTTCATCCAGAGAGACGAGACATTCAGCTTTCGTTGGACAATGCCCCCCGAAAACAAAGTTGAATTGATCTCCGCGTCGGTTTCGCTCACAAGGGTTTTACTCTCATTGACGACAAAGCCCACCTTGCCGCCCTCCTTGATCACTTCACCCCGGAGATTCGTTCCAGATCTGACTTCCTTGGTTAAAAGGTCGTCCCCGTTAATCAGACACGGGTGCGAAGACCACTCTCGAAACGATATCTCCTTCCTTTTTAACAACTCCGTTAACGACAAGTCGACAACGGTTTTGTTCATAAGGCATAAAAGGGGAAACGACATGATCGAGCCCATGGGTTGGCCTCGAGTCGTCTCACCACACCCCTCATCAAACGACAAAGTGGATAAGACACGTAGAGCTCGTATCTCATCGTCCGTCAAGTGATGTGCCTTACTAATCAGCACGTCAACTGCTGCCCGAACGTAGGCAGTCTTTATCATATCCGTGGCAGATGAATAATCAAAAGAGAGGTACCGCGTACCAGTCAACCTGCAAATGTCCTTCTCGGTCGGTTCCCCGACAAGGAGCCATCCCTTCCGCTTCAGTGTGGAATATAGAGAGTAATGAAGAGGCGCCAGCAAAGAGGTATTAGCTGACGAGTACATTGTCACTATGCGGGGTTTGCCACTGGAAAAGACCAGCTCCACCCTACACGTCTCCGAAAACTCCTCCTTATTCCAATTGCCACCGAGCCTTCGTTTAAAACGCTCAGTGGCGTTACCGTTCGGGATAAACGGTGTCCTGAAGTTGTCCCACCCGTCATCCACGTTACCAGCAAAAGCGTGTTTGAAACGCTCAAGATGGACTGGATGAACCTCAACGGGCTGGGCCCTCGCCTCGCGCCACGGACCGAGTTTCTCAAGGAACCGCGGTGCACATTCCCTGCAACAATCGCGCTCGATTTTTCTAATCGATTTGAAACTCAGTTCCCACAAAAGGGTTACCCCTTCTGAGGAGAAGCATTGACGTACGGCCGACTGAAGCTGACCGCACTCCACACGAGACGGAAGATCTCTTTCAAATGGTAAGCCCAGT